AGTTTTAGCCACACCCGTTAAAGTTGTTATTTGATCGATAATTTCAGTAGAAGTACCACTCACAAAAAACTTACCAGCACTAGTACCAGTTGTTGTCATTGTAAAAGTATAATCAGTTGATGTACCTGTTGTTGATCCAGTATAATCCAATGTGGTATCATCAAGAGACCCCATAGTTCTAATTACATAACTCATACCAGCATCGTAACCAGAAAGACCCAACACACGTGTTACGAATAATTGATTTGATTGACTTAAGTATGATTTTGCTATATATGGTAATTCATATTTAACAATTTGAGTATTTTTAAATTTTTCAGGACTAGTACCACCAAAAGACACTTTAAACTCATCATAATTTCTAATGAATATTGGTTGGAACGCAGGGCCTTTTTTTGTTTCGCCAACAAGACCCAAAGTTGTAACACCGATTGTTTCAGTTGTAAATGTTAAATCCTTTTCTGATGTGTAAACACCAGCTGATGCATAAATTTTGTTTGCCATATTTTAATTAATTTTTTTATTTTTTATTTACGTATTACCTAACAATAAATATCTATAACTTTTTCAAAAAACTATTTACTTTTTAAAATATTTCATTTAACGAGTAATTTCTGTTACAGTGAAAACTTTATTAATACTTGGTTGAACTTCAAAATCTTCTGGATCTAATATAAAACCTTGTAAATTAAAGGAATATAACTGAATATAAAATCTTTTACTATTCAAATCACTTAATTGACTTTCATCTGATGTATCTTCTAAAATCATTGGTATATAATGACCATTTACCACAGTATACGCCTGTCTACTCTGAAATTCTTTTAAAACTATTGAATTAAACTTATTTAAATCAGCTTGTCTATAGGCTAAAATCCTAACATCATAGTTTATATCAATTGGTATTGGTTGTGGTATTTTATATATATCCATACCTTTTCTATTACCATCCCAGGTCGGTACCTGAGCATATGTAAACATTTTACCTTGTGGTATATTATAAATTAAAGACGGGTTTGTTCCTGGTTTTGTGTTTGGTTGTCTTACAATATTTATTAAAGGTAATTTAACATTTTTATATTCATCCGAAAATTTCCAAGTTTTACTAAATTCATTCCATTTTTGAATACCCATCATAAAAACAGGTACTTTAGCGCCATTAAGTGATAATGATAAGTTATTTGTAATAAATTCTTTAAAACCAGCATCTAAATCAACATGTACAATACCTTTAGGTAAATAAGTGTCCTTATCAATTATCATGTCTTTCATATTTTCGGCAGCGCCACTTTGCATTGAATAAGGATATTCAATATTTTCTCTCTCTCTAGCTAAGTTAATTTTCTTTTTATAAGTTCCAGGTAAAGCCATAATTATATTCCATTAAATTGATCAGGATCAACTGTAACACATTTTACTGTTGTAAAAAAACTTTTATAACCATATTGTGTGTGTGCGTTATCCGCGTTTATTTTACCATCATCAAAAACTTCAAAATATTTTAAATTATCCTCTCTGTCGGAATACCCAACAATATCACCATAAGATATTTCAATATTTTTATCCTCAAGTTGTTTATTTAAAATATTAAAAGTTAGATTACCGTATTCTTGATATCTCAAAGTACCAACATCACCATAAGTTTTGTTTTCAGCTTCACTTATACTTAATAAGACTTTTAACTCAACTGGTGGTAAAAATCTAGTATCTTTTGCATTACTTTCGCCATATATATCACTACTATTACTGTGCTTTCTATCAATCCTATATAAAACTACTGTAAAATTAGCATCACCTTCAATTAACTCACTAGCCATATCAATTTCTAAATCAAAATCTGTATCGTCATAGAATCTATTTAAGCGCGTATTTGGTATCCTGTTTTTACGTTCCATAGTTATTTTATATATAAATAGTTATATTAAATACTATATTGACTTTTTACGAAAAATTTACTATTATTGTAATAAGATATGATAGATTATATAATAGAATATTGTGAAATTAGCGAACCCGAAAAAACATTTATTGGTGAAAAATACAATGAATGTTTAATTGGTATTTCACATATAGCAAACGAAGATTTCAGTCCTGCTTACAATTTAAATAAAGTTATTGAAATAATTATGAACGATAACAAATTTAATGAATCGGATAGCATTGAATATTTTAATAAAAATATTTTAGATAAATTTAGTTCGGTTTCTTTTTTATATTTTATTAATGGTGATCGCGATAATTTATCTAACTATAATATCGATATGTTATTTTTAGATGGTTATTCAGATGATTGTTTACTTGGTGTAAGATTTAAACAAAATTCTGAAATTGTTGCAGCTTATGATGATTCGGCATGCATCCAAAATCTAATATCAGATGGTATGACTGAAGAGGATGCCTATGAATATTTTGAATACAATACTCGTGGCGCATATTATAATAAAAATACACCAGCTATAATAACGTTACTTTAGTGTGATACCAATAGAAAGACAAGCTTTAGATATTCTAAAAGAATATAATGGTATAAATGATTATATTTTAGATCTTAAAAAAGATTACCTAAAAGGTAAATTAACTATAACTAGAAATCAATCAATCTATGTAATTAGACATCATCAAGTACAACCAAAAATTGTTAAAAAGGTTGTGGAAATATATAGACCTTGTCAAGTGTTTATTCAAGAACAATTAAAATTAGAATTTAGACCAGAAAAAATATATATTGATAAATTATTATCAAGAAAAGATGATATTTTACAAATATGGGGTTGCTTTGGTGATAATTGTGATAACCATCAAGTTATTTTTATACCTAAAGAATGTGTAAAAAAAACAAAGGAAGTACCCGTCTTGGATTTTAGTAAATACGAAAGAGAACCAAAACCACATCAAATCACGGCTATTACAGAATTGCTTAGACATGAGAAGTTTATACTAGCTGACGATATGGGTTTAGGTAAATTTTTAGACAATGAAACTTTGATTTACACACCTTTAGGTACAAAAAAAATGGGTGAAATTATTATTGGTGACGAAGTGATTGGTTCTAACGGTAAATCTTGTAAAGTTATTGGGGTTTTCCCTCAAGGAAAAAAAGAAACATATAAAATAACATTTAATGATGGTTATTCAATATTAGCTGGAGATGAACATTTATGGTCAGTATCATCACCTAATTATGGAAAAAATACAAAAAATGAAAGACGTAAAAAATCATTAATTTTATCAACAAAACAAATGTATGAGGGTGGTAAAATTAAAGTAAATGGTGAAGGATATAACAAACACAAGGATTATGAAATAGAAACCTATTACAAATCACCAAACGGAAATAACAAATGGCAAATACCTATTGTCGAACCAATACAGTTTGAAAATAATTACGAATTACCAATAGACCCTTATTTATTAGGATTGAGTTTAGGTGATGGTAGTTATACAAAAAATGGTATAAGATTTAGTCAACACAAAGATGATTATGATGAGCTTTTTAGAAATTTTAATCTAACCGAATATAAATCAGAAGAAAATAAACGTTCGGGTTATATAAAAATAGATAATCTATTAGTAGAACTAGAACTATACGATAAACGATCCCATAATAAATTCATACCAAACATTTATAAATACACTTCAATTGAAAATCGTCTTGCTATTTTACAGGGATTAATGGATACTGATGGACATTGTATGAAATCTAAAAATGGTAATTTTTGTGGTACTGAATTTTCAACTATTTCTGAAAAACTTTGTGATGATGTATGTGAAATTGTTCAAACATTAGGTGGTATTGCTAGGAAAAAATCAAGAAAAAGTTTTTATAAAAAAAATGGGGAAAAAATTGAATGTAATATTTCCTATAGAGTGAATATTAAACTACCATTAGGTATGAATCCATTTAGATTAAAAAGAAAAGCTGTTGGGTATATTGAACCTAAAAAATACCCAACAGGTAGGTATATTACTAATATTGAAAAATATAGCGAAAGTGAGTGTACTTGTATTTCCGTTGATGCACCAGATAAATTATATGTTGCTGAACATGCTATCGTAACACACAATACCACTTCAGCGATCATCGCAGCAATGGAAGGTAAGTTTAAAAAAATATTAGTTGTTTGTCCAGCATCTTTAAAGCTAAACTGGAAAAAAGAAATAATGAACTATGATATTGAAAGTAATATATCAATAGTTGATTCTGTTGACTTTAGGGTAAATAAATGGACTATAATCAATTATGATATCTTAAAAAACTTTCATGACCTACCAACTAGAAGTGTTAAATCTGATGATGAGATATCACCAATTGATTTTCATAAATTTGATTTAGTTATTGCTGACGAGTCGCATTACTTAAAAAATTCAACATCAAATAGAACTAAAATTTTTAATGATTTTGCTTCTAGAATACCAAATAGATGGTTATTAACAGGTACCCCTATTACAAACAAACCAATTGATTTTTATAACCTATTGAAAATTTGTGAATCACCGATTGCATCTAATTGGGTTCACTTTGTTAGGAGATATTGTGCTGGTAAACAAATAAATAGAAAAGGTAGTAAACAAAAATTTTGGTTAACATCTGGCGCTTCAAACTTAGATGAATTAAAAGATTATTCTAGTGAGGTTATGTTAAGAAGAACCAAAAAAGATTCTATTGACCTACCCCAAAAAACAATAAAACCAATTTATTTACCAATAACATATTGCACAGGTTATAATGATTATATTAGAGAATATGAATTATGGATTGAGGAAATGGAAGCTGCTGGTGAGAAACCAACAATGAGTGACCACTTAACTAAAT